GTACTTAAATTACGTACATTAGCTACTAAATTAGCTGCTGCTAATCCTGCTTCTAACGGACTATTAAATCCACCGTCGTTAGTAATGAAATCATATAGACTAATACCTGCACCAATAGATCCGCCTAAACCTAAAGCACCACCACCTAGTAAACTTGCCGGGCTAGGAGTTGTGTCGTAGTGTGCTGGATCTGCAAAACCTTTTGGATTGTCGACGCCAACTTTTCCTCTATCGTACCAAACTGCTTCATACTGTACAGTCATATTATTTTGCATTGTGCCTGATCCGTCTGCACTATCTACACTATCGTGTCCCCAATTAGTTATTGTAGGATTAACCAATGTAAATGTTGTGAATGTTTTTCTTGTAAGTTGACTGATCTGTATACTTTTAAAAAATGGTTCGTTTTGATTATTATCTAAGCCATATGCATACTTATTTCTTTCTTTGCCAGCATATGTATTATCACCTGCCGCTGTTTTAGTTACTTGTCTATTATATGCATCTGTTCTAGATCCATAATTACCATCTGCATAATAGTATCTATAGTATGCTTCCATCAAAGCACTAGTTACACCTAAATTATCATCATGGAAAGTAATATTGATAGGATCGTATGAAATACTAGTTTGTATATTTTTTATTCTATTGTACTTCTTTTTAGTTTCAACATTTGCTGTGTATTTGGGCAAATCCGCTGACTTTACTAAAAGTCCTATTTCTCTTGTATGTTTTTGTTTCAGTTCTGGTAAAATACTAGCTGGCTGATCGTTTATATCAAAATATACATGATAAAGAAACTTTGTCTTTGGTGCTAATCTAAAAGCATCAGTAACAAAAGTTTTACTTGCATGTCTAAAGTCTGCAAGGTTCCCTTTTGGACTCAATGCTCCACTAGCTACATTATCTAAAAATCCTGTGAACTTTCCCATACTAATATTTATCCATTCTATAAAGTGCGTATATAAAAGAAAAGGGGATACTAAAAAAGTACCCCCTAAGATTAGGAACTATTGTTTTTGTTATTAAGCGCCACCGCCGGTAACTAAAGTATTTACAGTTCTGCCAATAGCAGTACCAATACCTGTACCCTGTGGAGACTGCACAGCATTATCGTATTGTATATTTAATGCAATGCTAACTGGATCTGTTGAATTAGAATATGCTAACTGATTATAGTTAGCTGATTCTAAATAACAGCCGTATAATTCAAATGTTTCTAGCACAGTTGGTGTGTTAGCACCGTTGCCACCGTCTAAGATCTCAATACGTGTTGTAAATTTATAATCTTGTCCAGATGCTGCACTTGACTGCTCGTAGAAATCAAACTGTTTCTGTAACTGTTCGCCTACTAGTTTTTGTACGTTATTGTTTACGTCTTCACGTAAGTTAAGTGTAATTGGATCCCATGTATGTTTACCAGCAAGGTAAACTCTTGAGTTGTAAATGTCAATGGTCATTTTTTCAAATGACACGTTTGGACGAGCTACGTCAATTACTTGTTTCGTTAGTTCTGTTGTTGGTGTTGATACTCCAAAGTTCTCCAAGCTCACTCTAAAGCGGTATTGTAGCTTTGGCATCAACAAACCTTGGTTACTAGCAGAGTCTCCGCTAGCTAAAGGTACTGTTATTTTTGATAGTGTTGATATTGCCATTTAATTTGCTCCTAATCTAAAAGTATTTATCATTTTTTACAATCCTGCAATTTCACCAGTATTCTTAAGTCTTAGCGGAATGTAAATAAACTCAACTGCTTTAACAGGTTCGATAGCAATATCTAAATGTAATTCATTTCTATCAATTCTGCTTGGTGTGTTATTTGACTCATCACATACAACTAAGAAGTCATAAAGTGCTCTTTGACCAACAAGTTCAAGCATTAGACTTTCAGCTGCACCTTTGATTTCGTCACGTGTAATTTTATCATTTGGTTCAAACAAGTACGGTTTAGCAAGTGTGTTAAGTTGACTACGTAAGTATATTACAAGTCTTGCAACGTTGATTCTATCTAAAGAACTTGCTGCTAGTTGTCTTGTTTTCTGTCCAAAAGCTACTAAACCTGCACCTGTAATAAATGTTATAGGATTAACTGCATTTTGATACAGTGTATCTCTTTGACCTTCATTAAGTGCAATTGATTTAAATTCGCCTTCTGATGTAATAAACCCTGTTGAACTTGCGTTAGTTATTCCACCACGTCTTGTACCTGCTGGAGCAAACCATGGAAACGATACTTGATCGCTTAATGCAATAGTTCTCATCATCATGTGCGAGGATGGAACAACAACATTGTTACCAAAGTTATCACTTGTAAATCCACTTGGATAGTAAACAGCCAAATATGGATCAGAAGTAACAAGTCCGTTGTCGTTATCTTCAACAGCTTTAGCAGTATTTGTTGCCCAATTGTTAATTGATGTAGCGTCACTTGTTAAACGGAATGGTGAATCACCAAGTACAAATGCTGTTAAGCCTCTGTCATAGTTTAATGATTTCATTTCACCAATTAGTTCTGGATAAGCAGGACATGCCATTAAGTTAAACAATCTTGATTCATCATCTCTAATATCTTGATTGCTATTTACTAGTGCCTGTAGTGCTTGTACAACAACCTTACGCTGTGCTTTACGTCCGAATGTACCTGAACCGTCTTGTTGGTTAGCACTTTCAGTGACCCAGCGATCTGCAAAATAACTTGCCATAGATTCGCCAGTACCGCTACCGTAACGTACATTGTTTCCTGCTGTATTAATATAATTTTTAACATATTTTTTAACATTAAACCCTGAACGTCTTAGATTCCATAACAACATACCTTTTGGATACAATGCTGGATCTGGACAGTCTGGATCTACATAATCTGTCGCTAATAAATCAGGTATTAATGCTGCAGTGCTTCCTGCTCCTGTATCAGAATATCTTGCATCTGCAAATAGTATTCCGTTTTCTGATGTTTGATCACCGCTGTCAACTAAGATCCATCTACTAGCAATAGGTAAATCTGTTCTATCTGCGTTGAACTTGTAAATTTTTGGATAATTTTCTAAGTCTGCTGTGCTAATCCAAATATCTCCGTTAACTAGTGCTGTCCCATCCGATTGTGTTAATGGTGTTGTTGCACCTACTATTGGTCCGTTTGCATCTGGAGTTTTAGTTGCATCTGCATTGTAAAACGGACTTGCATTTGAGCTTTGTCCTGAAGAACCATCATATAATAGTCCACACCATTCAGTGCCGTTATGTACTAAGATATCAACTTCGTCAACAATGCTATTGTACCAAAGTCTTCCGTTAGCAGTTGATCCTTTTACTTCTGTAGCACTTGATGTAAAGAATCCAGTACCTAAATCGTTTACTGGAGACCAAAGTGTTGCTTGGAATTGTTTTGGGCTAGTTGCACTAGTTGTTCCTGGAACATAAATTAAGTTAGGTGTTCCACTAGTTGGACTTACATATGGTGTAAATCCAGCAGCTAATAGTACGCCGTCTGTGTCAACAAAACGTATTTCTCCGCCTAGTGCATGACTAATTGTAACTCTGTTTTGTGCGTCAACTGCCGCTGTAACATTTTCAACATTAACACTATTAATTGTCCCTGCTAGTACAGTTGCGTCTGAAGCTGCACCAGTATAGCTATATGTAACGGTTTTTGGAGTACTAAATGCTGCACTACCATTGTCTGTTGCACTAATTGTAAAACTTTGACTACCTGAAGGTATTGAACCAGCTACAATTTTACCACCTGTTATAGTTGTAGGTGCTATTCCTCTACGCTTTTGTAGTTTAATAGTTGCTAGTGGTTGTACATCTCCTGCTACATTTGTTTCTGCATAAACTGCGCCTGTAAGTAAAGCTGATCCACCTGTTGTAGGATCCAATTCGTACAAGGCTGTTTGGTTATCGCTATACAACGGAGTTGAAATAGTTTCCCAAAGTTTTGTTGCATTATTCCATTTTTTCAATATTAAACTTGCACCTAAGTTAGGTGTTGTAGTCTTTAACCAAACCGAACCAGTTGGGCGTGTATATGTATCTCCAGATTTCCATTCTGGTATGCTAGTGTGCTTACTAATTTGTAATGCTGGTGGATAATACGTTCCTACCGCAATACCTAGCTCGCCTAATCTAGTTGCATCGCCGCCAATAAGTACTGGACCGCCTAATGAACTATCATCTGCACCCGAACTTGTACCATCACTATAAATTTCTAATTTTAGATCTACTGAGGCTGCTGTAACTCCTGGAATACTTAAACCGTTTATTGTTGATGCTACATCAGTCACTGTATCTGAACTGTTTACAGTAACACTTGTACCGTTTATTGTTATAGCCGCTGTACCAGCAAACGATGGATTAGACGCTGTACCAACTATAGTAGGGCGGCTTTTTGTCCACGGATCACTTCCAACAAGTACCCAAGTACCAAATGAGTTTCTATAAAATATTCTAATTAGTGTTGTTGTTGCAACTACAGCATATGATCCAATTGAACCTACAGTAGCAGATGGAATTTCCCCAGCGTATCCATTTGTGACTAGTGATCCTGTATTTGATAAGTCTGTGCTACTTGTAATTACTACTGGCACTTTGTTTGTGAAAACTTGTCCTGAGTTTAAAACACTTGCGCCGTTCCATTCTTGAATTCCCCATAATGTATTTGCAGTATCTAACCAGTATGTGCCATCTGTTGGGTTTGCAGCTGGAGCCGTTGCACTTGCTTCTAATTCAGCTAGATCAACATCTGCTCTTACTACATATGCTCTGTTTGCTACACCTAAATATGAATAAGCTGCTTGTAAACCATATTCATTAAGTTCACCGCCGTGTATCATATTATTATTTGTATCTGATTTGAAAACTGGATCTCCGAATGTATCTGCTAAGTCTCTTTGACTTGTTAGTAGATACGGAACTCCTGCGTTTGCAACAGTTGTTCCTGGTGCTGTACCAGTGCCTGCTGCATTTTTTTTGTCTTGTGCCGTAGCAACGAAGATCATTGGTGTTGTACCTGGTTCAGCGGGGGTATAAAAACTTTCGTCTACTACGCTTACCTGTACTCCTGGGGATACTAGTGCCATGTTATTCTCCTATCGTGGACATTACTTGTTATTATTATTTAGCATATATTTTTAAAACCTAGCTGTTATATGCCATTAAAAAGGGGCCGAAAAGGTGAGGTAAATACAATATGCGTCCATTATGCAAATGTAAACAACGGCCTTGTGCTGTAAATTATAAAAAAGGCACCAAAACTTTTTATAGAAGCCTGTGCGAAAGATGTTTAAGAAATGGAGTTAATTACGGTGTACCTATGTGGAAACAAAGAGGATACGATAAAAAAGATTATTGCGAAAAGTGTGCATTTGAAAGTAATCACTCTGAACAATTTAATGTGTATCACATTGACGGAGATTTGAAAAATTGTAGACCTAACAATTTGAAAACAATATGCGCTAACTGCCAACGTTTGTTACAGAAACAAGGAGTCAAATGGAAGCAAGGTGACCATTTACCCGACTTCTAAGTTCAAGTAGTGTGTTGCTATTATCTATAACTTTGTTGAAATTTACGTTTGCCCATCTCCATTCTGACTCATGCACATCGGTTGGTTCTTGTCCAAGGTCGGTATACATCCTAAACCATACAGGGTCAGGTCCTCTTCTAACACGCCACACTTGACCGTTGATACTGTGTATCATATTTGCTTCATTTTCAAACCGTACATCAGGAATAACGAAATTTTTATGTGGATGATCTAATACATGTTTTTTAACTAGACTTACCCATACACCGTCGTAAAACCCTTGCCGCATACAATCTGTGCCAAACTCTTGCAATATTAGTCTTGGAGTTATACTACGTCCTGTTTCTTTGGTCCAAAACGTATCTTCTTTTTCTCGCCAGCTTCTGCTTGAATCAGTTTTGCCTTCTAGCATTTGTCTATCCCATCCAAATACACTAGCAACACCGTCTTTAAGTTTATCTGCGAACGATAATTTCTCAAAGTTTTTTTCTTGTACAAGTATATCTGCAATAGTGTCTTTGCCACTGCCAATTAAACCGCAAATACCAATAATCATTATAATTCCTTAACTGTAATATTAATATTATACAGTAAGAATTTATAAAAGTCAAGTATTTTTTTAGCCGATTGTGAAAGTGTAGCCAGTTCCGCCTGCTACTGCTGTAGAAACTTCGCCTTCAAGTTTTTCCATTTCTTGCTGTGCTTCTGCTTTCAAAGCAT